ATAAGGCATTGAGCTAGTGATGACAGGGATACCCTTTAGGAATTATGTAAAACAAGGGAGGGAAGGGAGTAGTCTATCTAACAGACTATTGAATTACCCTACAGTCTATCTATAAGACTATACAGTAAGCACCTATATAAACTATAGATAATAGCTAATAGGTCTATATAGACTATAGACAATCTATATATAGATCTATTATAGCTATGCAAAACTATATCACAAAACTATCTTAAAAATATTTTATAAAACTTGTTGACATCATCAAACTAATGTCTATAATCTAGCTATGCACTGTTAATTAAGTGTATGTTTACCTGGTGAGAATCCAGGCTCTTAACTTAAAAGGGATATAAAAATGGAAAACGCAATCTATCAAGATGTAACCGATCAAATCATCGCAGAGATGGAAAAGGGCGCTGCACCTTGGATTAAACCTTGGAAATCTGACTCTAGCGTAGAAAAAAACATAGTAAGCAAGAAAGAATATAACGGCATCAATCGTCTAATTCTTGGAATGATGACTCACTTTAAAGGTTACCAGTCACCTTACTATGGCTCATTCAAACAATGGCAGGATCTAGGCGGTACTGTTAAAAAAGGCGAAAAGGGCATTAAGATTGTTTTCTATAAGCCAGTAGTTAAAACTGAGGAAAACAAGCAAACAGGCGAAAGCGAGAGTTTTGCCTATTCATGCCTAAAAACCTATTATGTATTCAATGCCGATCAAGTAGAGGGCGTTGAGTTTGAAAAGCCAGCGATCTCTCCTAGAGTTTATAACCCTGCACCTGCCTTAGATGATCGCATCATCAAAACTGGCGCTAATATCAAGCATGGCGGGGGTTCTGCGTTTTTCTCACCTACTGGCGATTTTATCGGGATGCCTAATCGTGACACCTTCAATGATGACTCTAGTTATTACGCTACTGTATTGCATGAGTTAACACACTGGTCAGGCGCTAAACATCGCCTAGATCGTGACATGAGCGGAAAATTTGGTAATGCAAAATATGCCTTTGAGGAATTAGTAGCAGAATTAGGCGCTGCGTTTCTCTGTCAGGATTACCAGATACAAGGTGAATTGCGCCATGCTGGATACATTCAAAATTGGCTCACTTGCCTAAAAGAAAACAATCAAGCAATTTTCAAGGCTGCTGCACTTGCTCAAAAGGCAGCCGATTATATAAACGGCTTAGACGCCATTACCAATCAAGTAGCAGCATGAGCCAGCGGGATAAATACGCAGCATATTGCTACTGGTGCGCTAAACAAGGGCTTACCGCCCTTAGTTTTGGCGCATGGTCTAACACTGTCAAAAAAGGGGCTTTATATGTTTGAGGTTCAACAATTAACAATTTGCGATGGATGGATTAATACTTGGATCAATTGGGGCGATGATGGAAAACCAACGCCTGAAAAGTTTAAGACATTCTCAGATGCCAGCATGGAATTAGATGATTTTTTACATGATATGGAAATTGAGTATGAATTAGGAAATATAGATTCACCTTACTTAAGGGATGAATTTAGGATAGTAGAGGTTTAAAGGCGTTTTAGGGGTTAGGTGTGATCTACCTATCATCTAACCTCTAAAAACCTGCTGGAGATCGTTTTAAACCGTTTTAAACCTGTTATTTATAGTTTTATCAATTATTTATACACTTTTTGGGGATATATATGAAAAATCAAGATATTTATACATTTCAACGCAATTTATTTATTAAGAAAACGCCTATACGCATGAGCGCATGGGCGCACATACGCACACACATACGCATGGATCAATTAATTGATATTGGTTCGGCTCTTGGTTTGCTGGCTTTAGTAGTTTTGGCTCTGGCTTGGTAGGAAAGCCCCAAGTGGAAAAAGCTAAGCCCCAAACCCGCTTTAGGCGGTCATCTCTTAAAAAAGAGAGTAGCTATCGTTTATCTTGCTGCTTAACTAAAGGGGTGCGATCCTGTAAGAGTCCCCCAGATACTAGCCAGCTTGTTTATTCCCTTTGGCGCTACACCATGCGGGAGGGGTGGGTAATGCCCCCGTTTAATTTGCTTTAATCGTGATTTTGGTAGCGATGTCAAATCCGTTGCTAAGCCCCCTTACCAACTGACAACAAAACCACGACTAAAACAAACTTAATCGCATTAAACCACAACTTTTTAAAAGGAGCAACAAATGAGTAAAGCAGATGATGATGCAGCAAAGTGGATGGAGATGAACTCTAGGGTTCAGTATCGCAATTTAATCAAGGCAAAAGAACTTGGGGATCTCTATTACATTAACGCTAATGGAGATGTAATCATTCACGATCCAAGTAAACCTATTGAGGAGAAAACAACACCTAATAAATAAATTGCACTAATCTTTATAATGTAGTAATGTCTTACCTGTAGTAACTATAAACCTAACTATTAATTTAAGGACAATTCGCTATGAAATATTGCATTGATTGCAAGTGGTTCATTGAAATAGAAGATTTTTGCGCCGCAGTCGTGGGTGAAAATCGTACATACCTAAAGGCTCGAGTAGAAAAATGCTCGTCCCCCCACGCACCTAAAGATCCAGTTTACGGAAAAGTACAGCCATTGCAGGCTAAGGATGCCCGAACCTTTGGTCATCTATGTACCAGTAATGCTAACTGGTTTGAGGCTAAAGAGTTTGAGCCAGTTAATGAACAAGAGGCAGATCTTGACGATCTCTCTACCATTCCATTCGGGAGATAAGCAATGACAAATAAAAGACCAGTAGGTAGACCTAAAGGCAGTAAAAATAAATCTCATATTAGTTTGACTAATGAAGATCTTGCAGAGCTTCAGAAAATGACACGCAAGGAAAAGTCAGAGATGGACAAGCTAAAGAATCTGATAGCTCGTCAAGATGATGTCATTGCGCAGCTCCAAGATGATCTGAGAGATCACAAAAACACTTGTGAAGTGTTGCGGGATGAGTGCGGTCAATTAGAGGAAAAGATCGAATCTTATCGTGAGATCCTTAAAACACTATTGGAGATAACAGAATGAACGATCAAGCAGATTTTTCACCCCAAGTGCGTAACAGTGCTATCTGGTCAGGAGATTCCCGTAAGGTTGCTAATGGCAAGATGGTTGATGTCATCTTAGAGAAGCAAGGAAAGAAGCCTCTGCCAGACCTATCCGATGTTGAGGCAGTGCAGATGGGTCATGTTATGCAGCCCACGATTGGAAGATTAGCTCAACAACGCTTGGGCATTGAATTAAAGGATGCAGACTATGCACTTACCCACTCAAATCATGATTGGTTTAAATCTCATTTTGATTTCGTCAGTTCTGATGGTCATACACTTGTTGAGGCTAAAAACTACAACGCAGGAGTTCGTTCTAAGTTTGATCCTGAGTCTAATCGGATTCCTGCTGCTGATTATGCCCAGCTTGTCCACGAAGCTGCTTGCCATAATGTTAATCGGATCTTTTTGGCTGTTTTATTTGGTGGTCAAGAGTTCCATACATTCGAGTTCAACATTTCAGACGCTGAAAAAGAAGATCTCATCAAGAAGATGGCTCAGGTTTGGGGCCATGTCAAAGCAGGGACAACACCCCCAGCAGAAACAGTCGATCAAACTAAGATCATGTATCCCGAAAGTAAAGAGGGGGTCATTACGGCTACGCAGCAAGTTGAAATGGCTGTCACTTACCTTAAAGATATTAAGAATCAAATTAAGAATCTTGAGGCTGCTGGGGAGGATATAGAAGTTCAGATCCGTAACTTGATGGGAGAAAACCAAGAGATCAGAGCAGTAGATGGCACTAGCTTGGTTACTTGGAAGTCCAGCAAGAGCAGTAGTCGTTTTAGCTCTGATTTATTTAAAAAGGCTATGCCCGATATTTATGAGAAGTTCGTTATTGAGCAGCCAGGATCACGGAGGTTTTTACTCAAATGAACAACATTGATATAGCAGTATGGATTATGGCTGTAAGTTCAGTCATTGACACTATTTACACACTATCGGAGATTATTCATGTTTAATCCATCAACAAAAATTATGGAGTTACTTTTAAAGCCGTCTGAAGGTTTTGCTTATTGGGGTTTTTTTGATGATTTTCAAAAAGACGATAGCGGGTTTGCTATGGGCAATTGGATTGGTTCTAATGTTCCATTTATGGCTTACGAGGAATTGCAATTAGCAATGATTTTTATTGCGAAACACAATCTAATGAATGACTGGATTGAGTATTCCACTAAACACGCAGAAAAAGCGGAGGAATTATGAGCAATATTGTCAGTTTTAACGAGATGGAGCAGATGGCACAAGCAATAGCCAAGTCTGGTCTGTTTGGTATGAAGGACACCAACAGCGTTCTAGCGTTGATGGCGGTAGCTCAGGCTGAAGGTTTACATCCTGCTACAGCAGCAAGAGATTTTCACATTATTCAAGGCAGACCAGCTCTCAAGGCAGACGCTATGCTGGCACGCTTTCAAAATGCAGGTGGAAAAGTTACATGGAGGGATTACGCAGATGACAAAGTTACAGGAGTTTTTTCACATCCCAACGGGGGCGAGCTTGCGGTTACATGGACTATCGAGCAAGCAAACAAAATCGGTCTTGTTAAACCTGGGTCTGGATGGCAAAAGTTCCCTAGAGCGATGCTACGAAGCCGTTGTATTTCAGAGGGGATTAGATCAGTTTTCCCAGGATCTGTTACAGGGTTCTACAGCCCCGATGAGGTCGAAAACTTTGAAACCACGCCCGTCAAGCCTCAAGTATTAAAAGAGATGGGGAATATTCAAGTCGTTGCACCAGAAGTCACTGTAAAGGCTGGCACTGAGGCAATAACGATTGAGAATATCAAGAGTGATTTAGGTATTCCCCTGCTCATCCCTGGCACTGATGAGCCTTACGCAGTGTATTTGAATCGTGATGATTGGATTGATGGCTTTGCAGAATTACACGCCAAGCTCCATGAATCTAAGAAATACAGTGATGAGGAGCGTTTTAAGAAGATTAATGCTTTGAGGGATTGCAATGCAGCCTATACAAAAACATTTGATGGCAATACAACAGCGAAGTTCTTATCAAGAGTCCAAGAGTTTAGAAAGGAAATCAACAATGGCTAACGGACATATCGCCCAAATGGGCAAAGGGGTGTTATTTCAAAATGAGAAAAAACACGAAAAGTCACCTGATTGGAAAGGCACTCTATTGCTTTCTGAGGACTACAAAGCAGGGCAAACTCTCAAGATAGCAGGTTGGACTAAGCAAACGCCTAAAGGCAGCTTAATCAGTCTTTCTGAGGATAACTGGAAGCCTGATACAGGCGGCACTTATCCAAAAGAAGTTAACAAGCGTGTTGATGACGGGGAAGTGCCATTTTGAAAACACTAATCGCTATTACACTGGTTTTATTTTTATCAACTAGTTACGCAGTGACTAAATGCGTTCCAGATGGTCGTGGTGGTCTTTGCTGCTGGGACACTGACACAGATGGTCCTTTTAAACCAATGAGCTGCTATTGATGGTTGTTTTAAATTTACCTTACCCTCCCAGTATCAATAACTACTGGATCGCTTCAGGAAACAGACGATTTATTTCTAAGCGGGGTAGGGAATTTAAAAATGCAGTCGCAGAGTATTGCGCTGAGTTCAGAGTGCCTAAGTTTGGCGATAAGCAAATTTGGGTAGATATTTTTCTTTATCCACGCTCTAAAAAGCTCATGGATGTAGATAACTGCATAAAGCCAATATTAGATGCCTTGCAGGATGCTGGTGTATTTGATGATGATGTTCAAGTTCACTGGGTTCGCATTGAGCGAGGCATGGTTAAAAAGGGTGGTGGATGCTTAGTAATGATCGACTATTTGGAAGAATCACCAGCTCAAGGGGAATCTGGCGTGAATTAGCCAGGTAGTTAGGGGTTGAGCCAGCCAACTTCTTGGGCAAGCTGGCACTCATTTAAGGGGGTAAATATGAACAATGAACCAGTAGCGTGGATAGATAAAAACACAGGCAAGCCAAGAATGGAAGGTTTTATTCAGACTGACTACGATATTCCACTCTACACCCATCCAGCAAAGACAGATAGATATATTGCCGATTTAAAAAATCTTGTTGATGCACAAGGTCAAGATGGAACATGGAACTCAGACAAATATATGCTGGGATTATTTAATGGTCTTGAACTTGCTTTGTCTATTTTTGAAAGTAGAGAACCTAAATTTAGAGAATTACCAGCAAAGACACTAACAGATGAGGAAATAATTAGTTCAGCAGAAGAAGCTGAATTTAATTGGTCAGAAGATAAAGGAATCTTTGTAAGACATTCAAATGGTAGCTGGATTGGTCTTGATTCAAAGATGGTGGATTTTGCTAGAGCAATACTAAGAAAGGCACAAGAG